GATCCATGAAGACTTTGGGCGCTGATCGATCACTTGCTGTAACTGGTGCGCCTCTTTGTGTAATAGCCGCTTGCAATATTCTGGAAAGCTCCTGACCAGCTGCTTCCATGCCTTGCTTGCCAGCATTTGAAGATATGGCGTTTGTTGAATTTTGTATTGCAGCTGCTTGCAGATCTTCCAGCCCTCGGTTTCGTTCTTGAGTTTGCTGCATCCTTAAAGCTTGTAAATTGTTTGCTTTGTTTGCTGCTCGGTTTTGCAATGCCACACCAGCGCCTTGGGCTGCTATACTTGCTATTACTGTTGGATCACACATTAGCTTACTACCCTTACACTTCCGCCAGTTACGGGATCGAATAATCCGGCGATGGTTGATGGCGCTGTATTAGCGCCCTTTTGATTAACCGATCCAGTTACACGTTTTGGCGCTCCTGTTGCGACTGCACTAGGATCAACATTGTAGCTTGGATCGTATGATCGTTTTACAAAATCAGTAAAGAAATCCACGACTTCTGTTTCTGTTGGCTCTTTGTATGGTTGCGATTTTCCAATAACATCAAAGGCATTAATAGCAGCCGTTTGAGCGTTAATAGTTGGTATGTCCTCACTATCGACGGCTAGTCCTTGTAAAGCACCAGACAGATCCGTATGACCGCCAGTGACGTAATTTTTATTAGCTCCGGTGTATTGATCTACAATGCTATCAATCCGACCTTCTTCGCCACCTTCTGCACCAGCTAAAATACCAAGCTTATCGTCTACGCCCTCTTGGGTGAGCATACCAGCTGATTTAAAGGTGTCGTAGATCCCTCGAGTTGCATCGTCATAGGCCGTGGAAAAGGCATCAGATAACCCACCTTCTCTATAATCTTGACCAAGCTGATCGTAATAATCCTGTGTAGAAAAAGAAAATTGTTCGTTTAGAACTCCTAGTTGTCTAGCTAGTGCAGCATCACGGAGGGCTAGTGCATCGAGCAACGCTTGGTTTACTGGTGGTACAACTGGTGTAGAGCCACCGCCAGGTGAGGTTGTGGTATCTGTGTTTGTATCTCGAACAAAAGTATCACCAACTTCTACTGCTTGTATTAAGTTGGGATTATTTAAATTATAATTAGGGTCAGTAAAAGCTGCTTGCTGCCCAGCAAGTGTAACTTGCCCATCGTTAGGAGATGTTATTGTTTTACCAGCATCACTTATTGAGCCACCATCGTAAGTAAACGCATTTCCGCTTCCAGAGTTATTAACATTATCCACGACATAACCAGACGAACCATCGATATTCGGACCTTCATAATCATTCATTAAATTACCGCCAACATACGTTGTACCATCATTAGGCGTAAAAGCATTTGCTAAAGATTGTGAAAAACTATTACCTCCACCAAAAACATTTGACCAAAAACCGTAAGCCGGAATACCAGCAAAACTTGGCGCTTCTGCACCACCAGCACGTTTAAGCATCTGGCGTTCAGCTTCGTTAATATACGCCAGCATATGCGGTTCGCCCATTATCATCGCTTGTTTTGGTGCGTCGTTTTGTACGGGTCTTATTTTCATTATATTATCCACTTACAATCGTAGAGCTATTAGTTGGTGCAAACAGCTGCGCCATTTCATATCGATTTTTATTTCGCGCCTCGAGTTGCGCTTGCGTTGCTAAACCTTCTGTCGCGTTAGCAAACAAATTACTTAATGGATTGTATTCTGGCACTTGGGTATTCGCCATGATCTGGTTTGCAGCTGTACTGGCTATTAATGTCGGATCAGCAAGTGAAGCATTTTGAGTTAGTAAATTAGTTTTGATATTAGCCAGATTACTTCTCATCGTATCGGCCATTCCCTGACCCTTTCTTGCCGCTGCCACTTCTTGCGCTGCTAGTTTTTTCTTTAAATCGTTTTCTCGATCAATTCTTTCACTACTTTGCAATTGGCCGCTTCGGGCAAGAGCAATTCTTAACCCTTTCATTGCGTCAGTGTATTGATCCTCTATTTGAGGCGTAGCGTAATTCATATAATCTGATGCAATGTTGCTGTAAAAATCATCGCCATAACCAGAAAACGCAGCATCGATGTTTTCTTTGCCTTGCGTTATACGCCCCTGTCTTGCTTCTTCTTCTGCAAGTTGACGCTGGTATTCTGCTTCCATTGCGCTGCTACCGCCACCACCTAAACACATATCAAATCACCTCACCCTTCCCACGCCATCGAACATTGGTATCCGACAATCGAACGTAACTAAAAACTTTAAAATCTTCGCCATTTTTACCGTACTTTTTGAGAGTACATTCTTCTTTTAAACCTAAAAATTTTAACCACTTATGCACTTCGTCATAACCTTCAATGCTATATGCTTCGACCCTATGCGCTCGAGCCTTGTTTAATGCTGGTATTATCGCACGAATTATTTGTTTTGTCAGGAAAAGGCCGATACTTTTAAATTTGTCGGTCGCAAACATCCCAAGTGTCCACACACCTGGTCGCACGGGGATGTAACTAATAATAGCTATTGGATTATTCGGTTCTTTTTCTACGCAATATACAGTTTGAAAATTAGCTAAACTGTCTGCAATATCAGCCGCTAAATTTTTTTTATCTCGCGTAAATCGCAATGCGTCAATTTCTTCATAATCTCTTTGCCTCATATTTGACGCAACATGGAACACATCTTGGGGCTCGGCTTCTCTTAATATCATCCGCTTTCCCCACTTGTGTAATGAATGGCAATATTACCAAGTTTTGCTGCACCTGGCTTTGCACAAGTTAATCGTGGCGCAATGTGGGTGCTGTAACCATTGATAGCTGCCCTACCCAATCCAAAGGTTGTTTTATTGACTGTGGCTACTTCCTCAAGCGCAGTAATGTCTTGCGGATCAGTGGCAACGCTTACTGTCCAAACGTTTTCACAAGTTACATCGATGCTGTTGTAATCTTTAAAGGTTGCTGGACTACCGCTATCTAAGAACGGCATCTGAACAACAACTTCAGAACTATCGTATTTGTTGCCGTCCTCACCGCCTAAAGAATATAGTTTATTGCCAGATCTGCATAGTGTTTGTCTGCCGTCGTATGCCCATCGATCTACAACAAAACCTGGCTCATAAACTGACCACGCAGAAACCTTAGAAGACGGAAAATAACTAAACACATACATTGTTGAACCAATTGCTAGTATGTATCGTCCATCACGTTGCTCGAGCGTTGCTTTTGCTTTTTCAGCTAATGCTCGATTAGCTTGAATAGATTTTACAATAAGTTCATCAATTGGATTACCAATGTCGCCAACAAAAGCAGCATTGGATGAGTCTCGAGAGCGTAAACTACGCAATCCAGATAGCGATAAGTAAAATACGTCGTTTTCTCCAAACTCGACAACACTATCCGGCGCTATAGTTCCAGTGTTTTGCAGCACTTGGATTTGCTGGTTTAAGGCTGGGCTGGGATCGACAAACCAGATTTGTATAGCTTCTTCGGCTAAGACCGCCAAATTATCAAAATATGTTGCCATTGCTTTTAGATCTTCTGATCCTCGAGAATGGTTAGCTAGGTTAATAAACCCAGCACTTTGCGATGTGTCATTCCACTCAGTAGGATCATCGATTGCAGAAAAATGCAGCAAACTATCAGATAATGCGTACATTTTTGTTTTAACTGGCATTACAAATTTGCCAGGACTGTAAGCATTTATTGTGGTGGCATCTGCACCGCCATCTAAAAAGTTCTGACTTGTAGGGTCAAAAGCAGTAGTGACATTGCCTGTTGCAGTAACAGCAACAGTTTTGTTGTTGTTTGCAGAGGTGCTTTCTTTGGCAATAATATTTACAAAAGCGTTTACTGCCGTTGCCTCGTATTCCGGCGCAGACGCAAAGTCATTGATTGCAGCTGCAACTTTAATTGCTGTGTAGGAGTGTGACGTTTCCCAAGTTACTTGAGTCCCAATCAAACTTACGCCGTCTACTGTTACTGCCGAAATAGCATTATCAACACCACCCGACATATGATTGATATTGCCTACAGTAAAAGCACCAGTGACCTCGAGCGTAACTTGAAAAGCATTGTACGAAATACCTACCGCTGGCGCTGTAATTGTTACAACATCGCCAACAGCATTAGCTGTATAGGTGCTTGATCCACTTGTTATTGCAGCAGCAATGTTAGACGCAGTTAAACTGTTTGATCCATTGTGATTAACAGGTGAAGATATTAAATCTACTGCGTTAACTCTTAGAACCCTTAATTCGTCACCTGGATTTGACGTACCGCCCGTTATTTGAATTGATGCAGTAGCCGCTGTTCCTCCAGAACTTCCAGCTGTAATCTGAAAAGTTGCTCTTGATCTACCGTCAAACCAATCAGTAATTCTAGTGCCGTCATAATAATGATAAATTCTACCGTCAGCAAATTGCGCTGCGACGTATAACTTACCATTGTAAAACTCAACAGAATGTACGTTTGTTAAAGCTTCACCAGACGGGTGTGTTAGTTGAATATAACTTAGGTTTGTCGGGGTATTAGCTGGAAACGTTACGCTCGAGGATGCAACAGATCCAAACGTGTAGATCTGTCCAGCCGCCGCCGCCAAGCCAATTGTGTTCGATGGTAGATCTACAATCTCAACAAATGCTGGACGTTTTTCTATTTCACCGCCTCGAGTAATGTGTGCGTTTTTAAGCTCGATCAGCGTACCAGGTGGGGCTGTGACGTTCATACGTCTGCGGTCTAACCCACCTCGAAAATCCTCGACCAAAACATAAGGCATTAGCTACCACCCGTAGTCGCAATCAGTGGTGGGCCTTTTGGTTTATACATTCCCTCTGGCTCACCGCCACCAATAACAAAAGTCTCTGTTTTACTCATTCTTGCTTTTAGTCGGGCGTAATGCGCTTGTGCAGCTGCCAACTTATTCTGTGCGTCGGCTTGCTTTTGCCGCGTTAATACTTCTGTAGCCGCATATAAAATTATTAACTGGTCGTCTAAATCGGCTGTATCTGCTTCTGCAACAAGTGGTGTGAGTTTACGAATACCGTATATTCTTACACTATCTGTGCCAGTAGTTGCGTCTGAGTCATTTGCTGGTATCGGCCAAAATTCTATTTGGTTATTTTCAGCTGTATCAAAACGTCTTATTGGTGAGGATCTTACACCTCGATCACTGTCATGCGAGTTGTATTCTTGCGCTCCAATACCAAAACTTAATTTTGTCCAGTAATCACCGTGTTTAGTTTCCATACGCTCTATACGTTCGAACGTAAGACCATCAGGAACATCATAATATCGCTGCCCAGCACTTATGGCTATATCACGATTAATGCGTAAAAAAGGCCAGCTATAGTCCTCCCATAGCCGACGCTGTGTACGCTGCAACAAAGCTATAAATACTTCTCTTGTTGCTTTACCTAAATTTGGCTGTAGCGAATGACCAACTTCTGATCTTAAATCAGTTATTAGTTGACCTAATGTTGTACCTCTAGCCATTTACTGTTCCTCGACGTATGCCTCGTTAATTTCAGTCTCGGGATTATCGGCAATAAAATGTCCGTTTTCATCCCGTGCGCGTTTACGAGTGGTTTTCTTTTTTACTGGCTTCTTTTTCTCTGGTTTAAACGTGGGGTCGAGCAACTCTGCCGGAACACGGGCTGCTTCTAATGTGTTTGGAAGATCCCCAAACTGATTAAACAAA